CTTGGGCAGGTTTGGTAATAGGAGACTATGTAAATATCGTGGGGGTCCGTGATATAGTAACTGGAGATACATTGGGTGTTGATGGAGCATATCGTGTCCGCAGTTTTGCCACAACTTCTCTTGAACTTGAGCCAATCGGAACTACACCAACAGGTGCTAATATTACAACAACCAACACAGGTGGGGGTGTAATCAAACGAACTGATCTTCGTATTAGTTATGTCAGATTGTTCGAAATATCTAGATTGCGCGTAGAATCATTACCGAGGCCGGCATCAGATCAAGCAAGCGCCTTCCCAGTTGTATTACAAGGTGGTTCAACTGCTGTAACAGGCACACTAACTGGTGTAACCACAGTAACAACAGTTACTACTGTTACTGGTGTAACAACTGTGGCAGCGATTACCTCAGCTAACCTAGGTATACCAGGTACTATTGCCGACGTAGCTTCCGCCGCACTCACATCTACTGCCACGGTCGCGGCTATTACGCCCACATTTGGTATTTCATATGAAGTAAACATTCCAGTTACTACAGTAACTGGAACTAACCCAACACTAGACGTTTCCATTGAGGAAAGTGATGATTCTGGCACAAACTGGTATAAAGTTTATGATTTCCCAAGAATAACTGCAACTGGTATATATCGTAGCCCAACAATTCAACTTACAGGTAATCGTGTTCGTTATGTTCAAACAGTGGGCGGAACAACGCCTTCATTTACCCGCGCAATTAATAGGCTGCAAAGTTCCTATCCAGCGCCAATGCTAAGACAACTTATTGACCGTAGTATTATTCTGACAACGCTCAACTCGGTCACACCTTCGTTATTGGCATCACAATTTGGCAATCAAGTAAAGTTGGTAGTTAACGTAGGTGCAATTACGACTACTGCCCCACAATTACAACTTGAGGGTTCAGAGGACAATGGTCTTACTTGGACATCTATTGGTTCACCATTAACTGCAATCGCATCTTCTACAGTATCAGTAAACGTTTCGGGTCAAAATTGGCAGCTACTGAGAGCCCGAGTATCTGTCGCAGGGGTAGGGGTGACCGCAGGGTTTGTATTAATCAAATCACACGATTAATGAGTAGTCTGGTTGTAGAATGAGTTGAAAGTTCTACAACTAGTTTACGCCTCTACCTAAATTAATACCACCCCCTATTATAGCGCTAAATAACACATGAACAATATTTTTCAACACGATTATGAGTCTAGACTTAAATCTTGGTATGATCTTAGACTTGCTCTAAAAAACCAAAATATTAAAGATGTATGTGTTCAAACAGATAGTTGGTGGCAGTATGCTCCACTAGTTAACCATTATCTACACCCAGTAGATGTGTCTGTTTGGCCTAATCCTTGGGAATTATTGGTAGAAAATTCTTATTGTACTATTGCTAGAGGTCTAGGAATATGTTATACTCTATTATTATTGGGCATAGATAATATAGAATATAATTTGGGTAAAAATGATATGGGCGAGGATGTGGCTATAGTCATCGTTGATAACGCAAAATACACACTTAATTACTGGCCAGATTCAGTAATAAGTACTTCTCTACTAGATTTTAAATTCAGTATTTCTATAGATATAGCACAGATAAAAAATAAATTATTAGGTTAACAATATGAAAATTATGGTCACCAAACGGAATGGTACAAAAGAGCCCCTTGCATTAGAAAAATGGCAAAATCATGTGGCTAAAATTTGCCAAGGTATATCTGATGTTAGCCCATCGATGGTAGAAGTCAAAGCGCACCCAAACTTTTATGATGGTATTACTACCGAAGAAATCGATGGAATCACTCTTCGCGCAATTGTAGATTTGATCGACGTTGAAACTAATCCAGATGTAGGCCATACCAACTACCAATATGTAGCGGGAAAACACAGATTATCTATGCTGAGAAAAGATGTATATGGACGGTATGCTGTACCAAAACTATATGAAGTTATAAAGGCAAATGTAGCTACGGGGTTATACACCCAAGAATTGTTAGAATGGTATACTGAGGCAGATTGGGATCGCATGGATGCTATGTTAGACCATGAAAAGGATGAGCAGTATAGTTATGCCGCAATTGAGCAATTAATCGAAAAATATCTAGTAAAAAATCGTAGCACAAAGAAAATCTATGAAACCCCGCAAATCCGGTACATTGTAGCCGCCGCCACAGTGTTTCACAAAGAAGAACCAAATAATGCTCGTATGCGATATATTAAAGAATATTACACCGCTGCCAGTGATGGTCTTTTTACATTGGCTACTCCTGTCCTTGCTGGGTTAGGTACACCCACTAAGCAATTTTCATCTTGTGTTCTTATTCGTAGTGATGATAATCTCGACAGCATCTTTGCTTCAGGCGAAATGATGGCCAAATATGCTAGCAAGCGTGCTGGCATTGGGTTAGAAATTGGTAGATTGCGCCCATTGGGCTCTGCTATTCGGGGCGGGGAAATTATGCATACAGGGATGGTGCCATTCTTAAAAAAATGGTTTGGGGATTTAAGGTCTTGCTGTGTTACTCCAGATACCTGGGTAGAGGTACTAGACGAGAACAGTGAAGATGACGTTCGATGAATTAGTCGATGAATTCCACAGACGCATTCAATCAAACTCACATAGATTTTTGAAGCGCCTGCATTTGGAGTTTATCAGTGTGATGAATAATTCACCTGAATTATCAAATTTTTCCACAATTGACGAAAAGGTGTGGGCGTTAAGGAATAAACAACAAACTAGGCCCATGTGTTACTGTGGGAACCATACGAAGTTTCATTTAAATTCAGGAAAGTACCATATATTTTGTAGTAGTTCTTGCTCAAGAAAAAATCCAGTGACACTAGAATGCCGGAATGAAAAGCGCCTTGCGTCTGGTGCCGTGGAAAAAATACAAGAAACTATTGCTACTAGGTACAGCAAAGAGAAAATAAAACAATTGCGTCAGGAGGGCGTTTACAATAAGTTTGGGGTCAATAATTATTTCGCAACACCTGAAAGTAAGATTAGAAATAAGGAACACAATCTCAAAAACTATGGTGTCGAATACTACACCCAAACTGATGAGTATAAAACAAAGAGCCGCAATACTTACCGTTTACGATATGGTGTTGATCATTATTCCCAGTCTGAAACTGCCAAAGAATTTGCAAAAATTCGATATCTGGCTGATCAACAAGATCGCCTGCATAGCTATGGGGTGGGGCATACCAGCCAAATTAAAATCTCCAATGTTCTTCCTTTGATTGAGAATCCAGACTGGTTGTACGAGCAGTATATTACGCACAATAAATCAACACAGCAGTTAGTTGATGAACTGGGTATTTCTGCGACCACTGTATTAAATTATTTAAGAAAACATGAAATTGGTATAAAATATAATTTTGGTTATTCACATCGGTGCATCCAGTGGATAGAATCTATAACCAATACCCATGGGATTGATATCCAACATGCATTAAATGGGGGTGAATATGTTATTCCAAATACTAGGTATAGAGCGGATGGGTATTGCGCGGCCACCAATACCATATATGAATTCCACGGCGATATTTGGCACGGTAATCTAGCAGTGTTTAGAGAAACAGATCAACCAAACCCATTTTCAAACCTAACTGCCAAAGAATTGTATGAAAAAACATTAAAAAAAGAAAACTATATTAAGGATATGGGATACAACTTAGTTGTAATGTGGGAAAATGATTGGATTAATAAACAAACAGTTAATAGAAAATTCGTTCAAGATTTCTTGTTGGCATCCAATGGTAATTTAAATGCCAGGGCTCTGGAAAAACATAGTGTAACAAAAGAACAGGCATACCAATGTTATCATGATTTATTAGGCCCACGACTGTGCCAAGAATGCCAAGCACCAACTACCTTTATTTCTTTTAAAAAGGGGTACACGACCTTTTGCTCAAAATCATGCGTGTCTAACAATAAAGATGTAATGGGTAAAAAGACATCAACATTAATCAGAAATTATGGGGAAGATGGGTTTAAATCGGCCGAGATTCAAACTAAAAAGAAAAACACCTCTATAATTAATTATGGTGTACAGCATCCGCGACAAAACACTGAATATGTAAATGCCCAAAGGCAAAAGTTTTTAAAGGAATATGGTATTGCTAATCCAGCGAACACAGAAGAAGCCAATAAAAAACGAATTACGACTAACCTAGAGAGATATGGAACAGTAAACCCAGCATCAAACAAAGAAGTATATTCTAAAATAGTATCTACTAACATAGAAAAATATGGGGTAAGTACAGCATTACTTTTACCCAACAATAGAATTAGTGCCCTTTCTGCTAGGAAAGACATAAACATTTATGATAAACTTGATGATGCTCAGTGGTTAGAAGAAAACAAAAATGTACCTTCGCCAGTTCTAGCAGAAAGTTTGGGTATTGCTTGGTCAACTGTGCTCAAATATTATAAAAAACATAATATAACCCGCCCACATATTACAATATCTAGCTTCGAACTAAAGTTAATTGATTTTTTAAAAGAACACAATCTCCATCATATTAGCAGTGATCGAACTGTACTTGATGGGAAAGAGATAGATATATATCTTCCGGAATTTAAAATAGGATTAGAGATTGATGGGTTATATTGGCACAGTGAACATTATATCAAAGATAAGTACTATCATGCAAAAAAAAGTAACCTGGCATTAGAAAAGGGTATTCAACTGATTCATATAACAGACTATGAACTATCTAACCAATTTGAAATTGTAAAAAATAGGATTTTGGCAAAATTGGGAAAACAACGCAAGGTTTTTGCTAGGAAATGCGTTATCGTACCAGTTAAATCAGTAGATTACGAATCATTCATGGTGCAGCATCACATTCAAGGTTCTGCTCCAGCTTCAGTGAGAATTGGATTAAAATATGAAAATGAATTAGTCGCAGTAATGTCATTTTCTAGGGCTAGATATAATAGAAATTATGAATGGGAATTAATTCGGTATGCAACTCAACATTCAGTAGTGGGTGGGGCATCAAGATTATTTTCGCACTTTACATCAACTGTGCTCCCTAAATCAGTTATCAGTTATGCAGACCTAAGATGGAATACAGGTGATGTATACGCCAAGATAGGCATGACATTAAGTCATACAACTACGCCCAATTATTGGTATATTGAAAATGGGCGGCTGGCGCATAGGACAAAATATCAAAAACACAAACTTAGAAAGTTATTGTCTCTATATGATGATAGTCTAAGTGAATGGGAAAACATGAAAAATAACGGGTATACTCGGTATTGGGATTGCGGTAATAAAGTATTTACGTGGAGTAATTAAATGGCAAAAACTAAAAAGATTCAAATTAAAGACCTAGTAGTGGGCATGAAGATTAAAACTATGACTGAGAAGGGGTTTGTTGTCTTTAAAGAAGTCACTAACAAATGGGACACTATCGTCAAACATGATGATCAAGTTCGATTGGAATTTCAAAACGGAGTAATACTGAACTGTTCGATTAATCATCCTATAATGGTTTGGTCAGATTCAGGTTCCTTCGTACAAAAGAAACCACAGGAACTTACAGTAGAAGATCGGGTGCTCACAGAAATTGGATTCACTAAATTATTGGTTGCTCATACCAATCAACAAAACGATCTGGGATATATTGATATCACAGTAGAAGATACTCATACTTTCTTTGCCTCGGCAAGCGCCGAAGGCCCTATGGTGTTAACTCACAACTCCCAAGGTGGTATTCGTAATGCTAGCGCAACAATTACCTATCCCATCTGGCATTACCAGTTTGATGATTTGATTGTATTAAAGAATAATCAAGGTACTGAGGAAACTCGTGTTAGGCACATGGACTATAATGTAGTATTATCAGCATTCTTTTGGCGCAGGTTCAAAGAGCAAGGTAATATTACATTCTTTGATCCCAATGAAGTTCCTGACCTGTATGAGGCATTTTATAGCGACATTGATTTATTTGAGACCCTATATGTAACATACGAAAAACGCACTGATATTCGAAAGAAAACAATGAGTGCTGAGGAAGTATTCAAGGGCGGAATACTAAAAGAAAGAACTGACACAGGTAGAATATATTTAACATATATCGACAATGTTCAGCGACAGGGCCCATTTGATACGAAGGTTGATCCTATATACCAAAGTAATCTTTGTTGTGTAACCGGTGATACACAAATTACTTTCCAGCACGAGAATGGAGACATTGAACAAATGTCTATGTCTAGTGCCGTTGAGAGATTTGAGCTAGGAGCCCTGACTAACTCAAAAATTAAAAGTTTTAAGAACGGCGAAGTTTCCTGGGAAAATGTGTCTGCGGCAATCAAAACAAAGTCAGTTACTGAACTATACGAGATTGAAGACGAAACTGGGAATGTTTTACGCTGCACAGGCGATCATCGGGTCTTCACTAAGAACAGAGGATATGTTAGGGCTGATGAATTAGTAGAAACTGACGAGTTATGTATTGAAAAATAATGAACAAAGAAAAATTGCAGCCGAACACTCATCAAAACATCGTTGGTATAACAACGGCGAAAAAAATGTTAGGGTTACTAACGAAGAAGAATTTTGTAAAAACAATTCAGAATACAAATTAGGAAGAATTAGCGTATGATTAAAATTAGAAAGATTGCAGTAGAGCCAACTGATGTATTTGACATATCAGTCCCTGAAACAAAGTGTTTCTTTGCCGACAACATTCTTGTCCATAATTGCGAGATACTTTTGCCCACAAAAAGTTTTAAAAGATTAGATGATGATACCGGCCGAATATCCCTATGTACATTGGGAAGCATTAATTGGGGGAGTTTTAGACACCCAGAAGATATGCGCCGAGCCTGTAGAATCTTACACCGTAGCCTCAATAACATACTTGATTATCAAGATTTCTTATCTATCCAGTCTAAATTAAGCAATGATGAGATTCGTCCATTGGGCATTGGAGTTACTAATTTGGCGTATTGGCATGCCAAGCGGGGCCTAAAATATGGGAATCAAGACTCACTTCAAGAAGTAAAATCTTGGATGGAACATCAAACCTTTTATTTGACTGAAATGTCTGTTGAACTTGCCGAAGAACGGGGAAAATGTTTGAATAGTGACCAAACTAGATATGGTAAGGGTATTTTTCCCTGGGAACTACGCGCCAACGGGGTCAATGACTTAGCCGATTTTACTCCGGAATTAGATTGGGAGCCTCTGCGGGCCCGCATGATAATATCAGGGGTACGTAATGCTACAAATTCCGCTATCGCGCCCGTGGAAAGTTCCTCAGTAGTTATTAACTCGACTAACGGTATAGAAATGCCGATGTCTTTGATTTCAGTAAAAGAAAGCAAAGCAGGATCATTTGTACAAGTAGTTCCTGAGTATCATAAATTGAAATCAAAGTATCAATTAATGTGGGACCAAAAGGACTGTGCTGATTATTTGAAAACAGCGGCTGTGTTAGCGGCCTATGTTGATCAAAGTATTTCGGTGAATACTTTTTATAATCCAGCACATTTTCCGGACCGTAAAATACCAACTACCCTAATCGCTAAAAACCTAATGGAAGCACATCGTCTCGGAATCAAGACCTTCTATTACAGTTTGGTGAATAAACAAGGAAGTAAATCACTTAAAGAAGATTACCCATCTGAAACACTAGAGCCTATTAATTTTGACGAGGAAGATGGCTGCGAGTCGTGCAAACTTTAATAAGCAAATAGTAAATATTATTGTTTTATGATAAATAATAGTATGAATTATAAAAAGCACTATGACAAATTAGTTGACCGCAGTCGCAATAGAATGTTAGATGGATATGTTGAAAAGCATCATATTGTTCCAAGATGTCTTGGAGGTGCAGATGATACAAGTAATATTGCTATTCTTACTCCAGAAGAACATTTTTTAGCACATCAACTGTTGATTAAAATGTATCCAGGGAATAGAGATTTGATTTATGCTACTCAATTAATGACGACGCATCACACTAACGTAAGAATTAACAATAAGTTATTTGGTTGGTTGAGAAAACAATGTGTATTAGCCATGTCAACTCAAATGAAAGAATATCAAAGAATACATGGGCACCCAAGGGGAATGGCAGGTAAAAAACATACAATAGAATCTAATGCACAAAGGTCAGTGTCTTGTAAAAAAGCAATGATTGAATTAGTTGGTGTAAAAGTTTATGCTTACCATTTAGATGGTAGTTTTTATAAAGAGTATGCAACGCTAACAGATTGTGCAACAGATTTACAAACTAGTGCATCTAATGTGAAATACACTGCTGAGAAAAAATTTACACATTGCAAAGGTAAACAAATTCGGTATGATTTTGTAGAATCTATACCACCAAGGAAAAGTCGATTAGATGGGGTTAAAAAGTACAAATTAACTTGCCCGCATTGTGATAAAGAAGGAAGAGGTCCGGCAATGAAACGATTCCATTTTGATAGATGTAAAGAATTTAAAGGAAACAAATGAACAGCGTAGAAAAGAGCTGGGCCCGGGCCACTGGGCACTTGATGGGTGAGTCCGATCATGACCGCCCAGATGTGCCAATCCTCACTTTGCGAGAAGCCCGAATAGCCTTGTTTTTCAAAACATTTTGGGTTATAATACATGTTATAACCTGCGGCTTCATTATAGCCAACACAATTAGACACTGGAACAATTAAATGTTAGAAACCTGTTGTGATATATTAGTCGATGCGTACAAACGCAATTGGATAACCAGTAGAGATGGCAACATCTCTATTCGTCATCACGACCGTGATCACTTCTATATCACACCGTCGGGCGTGCGTAAGCAGACAATGCAACCGGATCAATTCAAAAAGATTGGCATTGAGAAAGGTTACTATGACCAACCTCCTCGATCATATCATGTAAGCAAAGAATTAGTGTATACTGATATTAGCAAAAATCTAAAGCCTAGGGGAGAACTTCCACTACACTTTGGACTGCAAAAAGAAATGGGGCAACACAAGGATGATGTACGAGTAGTTGTGCATGTTCATCCGACCTATTGTATTGCAGCCATGCATGCTGGTATTGATTTGAGTACAATCAGTGATAGTTTTCCAGAACTCAATCGTTACACAAGGGTAGCACCCAATGTAGGAGATGTAGCACCCATCAGTCAAGAACTTGCTGATGCATGTCATTGCAATTTGGAATTAGACTCAGCAGGCAATATCAAATTTGATATTGTAGGTATCAAGGGACATGGGGTTGTGGCCATTGATGAATGTAATTGCAGCCAAAGCACAGTGCTTTTATGAAGCACTACAACCTGATTTCAAATTATACGCAAAACAAATTAAGATTAACGCGCAAGCAATGGCACAGACTTTTTTGGATACAGGGGTTGATGTGGTAAGTGGTGGAACTAAATCGCATATGTTTACGTTAGACCTTCGTAAAGAACACCTAAGTGGTCGACAATATGCGGATTTACTTGAAACACACGGTATTACAGTTAACAAGAATGGAGTTCCAGGTGAGACTAGGAGTTTTGTAGAAACATCCGGCGTGCGTATTGGAGTAGCTGCCGAAACTACTAGGGGACATGATGCTCAATGGTTCCAAGAGCTTGCTAAACGTATGATAACTATCTTGAGGACTACATAATGCTAGAAACGATTTGCGAAATATTAACCGACGCTTACAATAGAAATTGGATTACTAGCCGTGATGGTAATATCAGCATGCGCGACCGAGCCCATGATTATTTCTATATAACCCCCAGTGGTGTTAGAAAGCAAACCCTACAACCCGACCAATTTAAAAAAATTGGGATTAGCCGGACTATACGAAGCGGAATGGGCACTGCAAATTTCAATTATACTTGTAATGAAATGCCGTATACTGATATCAGCAAAAACTTAAAGCCCAGTGGTGAATTGCCCCTACACTTTGGATTACAAAAAGAAATGGGAAGCAATGATATACGGGTTGTAGTTCACCTTCATCCAACATATATTGTTGCTGCTATGCACGCGGGAATAAAACTAGATGAATTGGTCAATGACTTTCCAGAACTAAGTCGGTATACCCGAGTAGCACCCAGTGTGGGTGTAGTAGCACCAATATCTGAAGAATTGGGTACCAAATGCCATGAACATTTGGGACTTGACTCAGATGGAAATATGCTATATGATATCGTAGGTATCAAGGGCCACGGCGTTGTTTCTATAGATACTAGTCCATGGCGTGCTTATGAACACCTAGAACGGCTTGAACATGTTTGTCGTATAGTTTTAGCATCAGGAAAATATTAAATGACGTCAAGAATAGATTTCAATGAAACTTGGTTAACAGAAATGCCAACGGGATTGGGATCATTCGATACCTATGACATGCTAGAATACAACATCAAAGATTTAGTTAATAATGGGGCAGTGCCCGCAGATTTAGGAAACGGTATTAAAAAAATTGATTTATCGCAAACCCTGACTTATTGGCATGAAGATAAAAATGGTACTATATTATTGGGAGTAGAGCTAGATAAAAAACCCCAGGGGCTTATTGTTAGGTTAACAGGAAAGAATCCAAGATACAGAGGAAAGTCTCCTTATGCTAGCGAATTGTACCAATTTATTTTACGAGATAATAAAACAAAAAGTATACGATTATTGAGTGATGAATCTTTGAGTGACGAAGGAAAACAAATTTGGGATAGATTATTTTCTATGGGACTAAATGTATCAGTATACGACCGTGAATCCGCTGGAAAATCTTTTAAGACTTTTAAAACAAAAGAAGAAATGGATAGCTATTTTGAATTAGACAATACGGATTTTAAAAGATACCAATATGTGTTGTCTGAATCGGGAGAAATGTTAGCTGAAACTAGAAGCTATTTTAATACACGCCGGATGAGGGAACTAATACCGGGATTACTATGAACCGCGCGATCTTAGTCGTGTGGGAATTTCCCAGCAAGATATAAATTAATGAGGAATCAAAATGTCAAAACAACAGTATAACTTAGCAACAAAGACTGACTATTTAAGTCGTAAGATGTTCTTAGATCCAGCCGGGCCGGTCACAATCCAACGGTTCGAAGAGGTTCGATACCCCAGAATTGCCGACTTTGAGCAAACAGCCAGGGGGTTCTTTTGGATTCCGGAAGAAATCGGCCTGACTAAAGATTCATCCGACTTTAAAGATGCTAGTGATGCAGTAAAACACATATTTACTAGTAATCTACTTAGACAAACTGCATTAGATAGTTTGCAAGGTCGAGGGCCCAGCCAAATTTTTACACCAGTTATTAGTCTTCCGGAACTAGAAGCACTAGTATACAACTGGACTTTTTTTGAAACGAATATTCACAGCCGTAGCTATAGTCACATTATTCGTAATATCTATAATGTACCCAAAGAAGTATTCAATACTATTCACGATACAACTGAAATTGTAGAAATGGCAAGTTCAGTGGGAAAATACTATGATTATTTACACAAACTAAATTGCCAAAAAGAAATTGGAGAACTATTAGTAAGTGAACATGAGCATATAAAAGCTATTTGGCTAGCACTCAATGCTAGTTATGCGCTAGAAGCGTTCCGCTTTATGGTAAGCTTTGCTACTAGTCTAGCAATGGTCGAGAACAAAATATTTATTGGTAATGGTAATATTATAAGCTTAATTCTACAGGATGAAATTCTCCATAAAGAATGGACTGGATTCTTGATTAACCAAGTAGTCAAAGAAGATCCTAGGTTTATTAAAGCTAAACAAGAATGTGATCAAGAAGTATATCAACTATACATGGATGTTATTAATGAAGAAAAACAATGGGCAGATTACTTATTTAAAAAGGGCCCTGTTATTGGATTAAACGCGAGCATTCTTAGAGATTTTGTAGATTATACTGCCAATGCAGCACTTAAAGCTATAGGTGTAAGATATAATCAACCAGCACCAAAAACAACCCCTATACCTTGGTTCAATAAGCATTTGAATAGTTCCAATAAGCAGGCCGCGCTCCAAGAGACGGAATCCACGAGCTATGTTATTGGTGCAATGTCGGCTGAGTTAAATTATAATGAATTACCCAACATTTAATTTTTGTGCGTGTGCAAGTAAGATTAACGATGAGCCATAATACCCATGTGAAATGCGCCGTAAAGGATTAGCTACTTCGTTTGATGCTTGGACCGAAGAAATCAAAAAACTAGAAAAGATGTTTGAAAACGATTCTGATTAACAAAATTTAGGAGAATATATGAATACAGTAGTTTGGAGTAAAGAAAATTGTGTATATTGCGTCAAGGCTAAAGCATTATTAGAAAGCAATGATATTCAATATGAAGAAAGGCAAATTGGGGAACTTTGGACCAAAGAACAATTGCTGGAGGACGTGCCTACAGCAAGAACAGTACCCCAAATATTCCTTGATGGAAAATATATTGGGGGTTATATGGAGCTATTAAATACACTGCTACCCAATAGGAAATAATATGGAAATTACATTCACAGCAAATCAAGTACTCACTCTCAAAATGTCTTCGGGTGAGGAAATTATCGCAAAAATAATAGCGCAAGAGGGCGACTTTCTAGTTATAGAAGAACCAGTTGCTATTGGACAGGGGCCCAAAGGTATTGGTTTAGTGCCAGCATTGTTTACCGCTGAGCCAGGCAAAAAAGTTAGACTAAATACTAATAACATAAACTTTATCGCAGAAACAGATGACCCAGTAAAGCTAAAATATTTAGAAGCCACGACTGGGTTGACTGTACCCGAAAAGAAATTGATTTTAGGTTAAATATGCCAGCACTATCCCGTAAAGGAGATACCAATTCAGCTGGGGGCAAAATTAAAAAAGGTGCCCCCACAGTGTTTGCCAACGGTAAGCCAGTGGGGTTACATGTGAGCGAAATAACCCCTCATCATCCATGGAAACCTAGCAAAAGACACCAACCACACAAAGACGCTAAAACTACTAAAGGTAGTAGCACTGTGTTTGCTGATGGTAGCCCTGTGTTATACGTGGGATCAGGTGTAAGTTGTGGGCACCCTATCACTACAGGCAGCCCGGATATTTTCGTGAAATGAGTGATACCGGCAAACAAAGCGCATTGGGAATAAATTTATTGGGATCGCTGATGCTACCCTCAACCGATCCAAGGTCGCCCATACAAATAAATTCTGTGGCACAATCATTCGTCGGTATCAGCAAAGATTACTCTATCTACACAAAGGGCAGTGTGATAGCTGCCACTGTGCTAGATAAATTAACTGACGCAATAAATGCCGCCTATAATAATGTGTTAATTGATGCTATCACTTATAATAAACTACTAAGCATTGGGGCAAATAGTATTCCTGCATTGGGCAATACACCCCCATCTACATATACCTTCAATGGTAATACTAATACAGGAAGCCCACAGGGTATCACTGCCTCATGGTTACCTTGGCAAGGAGATCCATCTGCACCCACTGGTTCGTTTACGCAATGGGGTTGGATTAGGATGTTTGCGTTACAAGCATGGAATGAGTTTAATTGGAATGGATTACAGACTTCTAACGCAGAATACAAAAATTTTTGCACGGTCTTCTCACAGGTAACGGGATTCACACAAGCAACAAATTCTAGCATAAATGCAATTGCTAATAGCACTACTTTCGCTGAGGGCAGTTTTAGTAATATGAACGACATGATTACAGGCGATGTAACGGGTGTTAGTTTGGCAACAGTTCAATTTGGGCAAGATTTAATCGCCACAGGTAAAAGCATAGATTTATCAACTATTTCATCTTTTGGATTACCATCCTCACTTTTAAAAACAGTCAACAAATATAACGGGGTCAGTCAATCATTATCATTGGCACTTATAGCTAGCGGATTATCAACCTTAGATATTCAAACAATATTTTCTGGTACGCCCACGATAGAGCAAGAACAAAAAATCTATGGGGCGTTTTTAATAATTACTGGCGAAGATTTAAAGAATGTTTGTATCACGCTAAATTGTAAAACTGCCAATCTCGAATCACTGGCAGACCTTCTTAATGTTAAAAAATTGTTTCCAAATTCGTATAAAACATTAACAGTGCCCTTATATAATATATTAGATGTCCCTTCGAATAGCAAAACTTATTATTTAATTTATGATGGCGATAGTGTTAGTTCAAGATTGTCGGGTCCTAGTATAGCGCAGCAAGTCGGCATTCTAACCCCATCCGGTCCTCCCCCAATTCAATTGGGAAAAGCATTGGGGATAATACAAGAATTGCGTCCAGGATTTGATTCTTATTTAGGTAATATTTTACCCACCGATCAAGCCATCGCTGCAGGTGCCTTTGGTTTCTCAATGCGACAAATTAAGAATATTACTGAAATACCTATTGAAAAATTTGCTCAAGTAGTAGCCAATTTAGAGACTGTTGTGGGGTTGAATTTACTCCAAGGTATATCTCAGCCAGTAGATTCTGGATTGGCTAGTCTAGCCGCATCAACTGTAGCCAATGGCACGGGGCCAAACGGGGCTTATACTATGTCCGATTTTTTTGGATGCATGTCCGGAATACCATATGCCTGGCGTGATATCCAGCGGTTGATTCAAGAATTACAAACTGAAACCCTAAAAACAATTTACGATCAGATAAGTGTCGAAGTTCTAAATCCAGTGCCTGCATTAGACGCATTGATAGCCGCAGCAAACGCAGAAATAGCAATAATTTCTACTAAAAACTTAGAAAAAACAAAGATTTTAAACACCCTTTGGAATAATACCGGTGTTCAACTTACAGTAGAACAAACAGCAAGAGCCATCGCATTACAACCAGTCCCCTCACCTCAAGAACCAGATCTGGGTGTTTCACCTGATGCCCAAATAGGGTTTGTAGATAGTATACCCGAGTGGTCTAAAAACACATTACCGCATATGCACGCCCAAACTTTGGAGGCTATCGCAGATTGGAATAGCATTGGTGGTCAAAGCTTGATTGGAATGATGCGGGAACAACGCAACAAAGACCGATTAGCACAAATGGGGACTCCTGCCAGTAATATTGACGATAACTTAAATCCCAAACAACAACAAATACTGTTGTCAAATGGTACATCCCCCACTGCAAAGAAGGGAATTGTATTACCAGGTATAGGATGTAATATAGATGCTAATACTATTTTCACCCTGCCAGGATCTTTGCAAGTCCGAAATAATAATGAAACAATTATACCGCAGCCTTTTGGGTATTTTAATCCAAATGATGAGCAGTATTATATCACCAATCAAAATATAGGTGGTCAGGGAGGAACTACTGTATTGGGAGAACTAACAATACTGGGATCTATACAATCGCTAGTAACAACTAATACTAGTGGAAATGTCTTGGGACCTTATTGTGATGGTACCGGTCCAGATGGTAATAATACCATTCAACCCATACTAGTGGGCGCGAAAATATCTACTGGTATGGGCAACCCCGTAGATACAGGTAATGTAGAAGAGCCTGGCAGTCTAGCAGGATCCCAATTCAAAGATACCATACCAGATAATTTAAATCTTGCGTATACATCAGGAATATTAAGCCCAGCCTCATATAGCACAGACGAAGCAACGGATGAGGTTACTAGGTGCAATTGTGATTGTTGGTTAGAATAACCAATTAATTTCACTTAAATGATTATATACAGTATAATATTGTACTGTAGAGGAGACTATTATGAAAAAACACGCATTTAATGCTAAATGGATTGCTATTTTTGTAGTAGCAGTTATCGCCATGTTTGGTGGAAATAACCACTTTTATCAACCAGAAAGTACTTGGACCCCACAAGCGATCCAAATTACGCCTTTAGCTAAACCTAAATTGCGGGTAACTAGCATCGTGCCCACATTAGATCCTCTACAACTAGAATGTTTGGCTAAGGGTATCTATTATGAAGCCAGGGGAGAAATTATTCATGGCCAAATTGCAGTCGCCAGAGTTATCATGAATCGAGTAAAGCACCATTCATTTGGTAATACCCCGTGTGCGGTTGTTAATCAAGCGAATATAGTTAATATTACCAATACAGATGGCGAAACAGTTAAAGTAAAAGTTTGTCAATTTAGTTACATGTGCGAAAATAAATCTGCGGTAAATAAAAATAGCCAAGTTTACCAAAGAGCATTGAAAATAGCACAAGAGGTTTTATTATATGACGCTCATGCAGAAATTCTACCCAAAAATACATTATTCTTTCATAGTGTAAATGTAGCTCCAAATTGGGGTTACCGGCGCGTAGCAGTAATTGGCAATCATGTATTTTACGCCAAGGGCAAGTAATGATATTTAAATCAGGTATCCAAAGGGTTGATTCTGAAAAAGAGCAATATCTTGCTAGACAGGCTGCTCTTGGTAATACCATTGAAAACAGTGATGATGTTAAGGCCATGGTCGAGTATTATGATAAAAAGGCAGTTGAATACTCTTCCGAAAATTCTAAATGGGGCATTGATAATCTAGAATATGATTTGAGGATGTCTGCTTATATAGTAGACAAATGTAAAGATAAACTATACTCGCAACATTTATATGCCGCACTTTGTAACAATGATTTCATCAAAAATGAGCCTTGGCCAATACTACAAGAAATTATTTGGTCATGTACATGGCGTAGTGCAGGAGGCATAGTTGCTGCTATTAGATCAGAGGGTGACTATATGGATTGGTACTGTTCGGGCATTGTAGATTGTGCTGAAAATGAGGGGTTTGTTTTTGATGACTTGCGTGAGGACCAAAAACAAGCATACAAAGAAAAATTGGCTTCGGTTGCTGAAGGAATAGTTACCGATGAAATTAAAAAAGATTTACTAAAAATAGGTTGGTTAGTAAAAGCAGGTGATGGAACTAGGAATTGGTAAAATTGATATTTGACAAAATAATCATCCCCGTGTATAATCCACTTCAAATCATTAAAAAACAGCAGTAATTAATCATTTTTTTAACTTTAGACTAAATAACTTACTATGAATAACTTTTCAACTATTACCCAGCATATGGAACTTTGGTCATTATCGGCCGGGCAATCCTTTGCGAAGGTAATGCCCACAAGTATCCGAGGTTATAATGTCCAAAGAGGACACTCAGGGAACAGGTAAAATGTAAAAATACACTTTTATCTTAACCCTGAGAATCGAAAGGTCTCAGGGTTTTTTGTTATGTAGTGAGTGTGTATGGGAAACGCGATCCTGCCCCGCACTTAAAACATGGGGCTATAATGAGGGCGGCCTACCGGATGAGAAGTCTATGGCGTTAACATAGATGGTAAAATGGTAGAGTAGTAAAGCATATCAGGCTGGTCGTAAAATCATCGTTGGACTTTAAGACTTGGTATGCTTTACTACACACATTCGTAAGAGTGTGTCAATTGGGGTATAGTGTAACGGCAGCACCCTTCACTTTGACTGAAGTAGTTTAGGTTCAAATCCTGATACCCCTGCCAAATAATACGCCCGTAACTCAGTGGACCAGAGTACTTGGCTACGAATTTATATATCTAGTTCGCAAAAGTTAAATACTTAATGAACTACAAAACCATATATGATAAATTGATATACAGGGCGCAGCAGAGAATAACTATTGATGAATTTGAAAATCATCATATTATCCCAAGATGTATGGGAGGTGATAATGATCCAAAAAATATTGTCAAACTGACATTAGAAGAACATTACATCGCCATCAGTTGTTAGTTAAAATACACCCAAACCATAAAGGGTTGGTCTATGCTGCCATTATGATGTGCGCCGGAAGAAAATCAAACAAACTTTACGGTTGGTTGAGACGAAGAAACAGTCTTGTCGCTAAACAACGACTGGGCGCAAAAAACGGAAGTTTTGGTAAAAAATGGTATACTAACCCAATAACTCTTGAAAATGGTAAATTCACTGATTGTGATATACCTACCGGCTGGGTTAAGGGAAGATATGTAAAAAAAATAAGTGAAACTAAAAAACCACCCAATGTATAGTTTGCAGTGACGACACTAAATCACATAAAGCGAAATGGTGTACTAATTGTAAACCTGCTGGACCTATTAGACAGAAAAAACAGAAAATGTATTTCTCCGACGAAGAAAAGATAAGTGCGTTAAGACTGTTCGATGGTAAAATTAGACCCGCTTTATTTCACCTAGGGCTAAATGATAGTGGCGTACATTATAGATATATGAAAAAATTAAAAGCGTCTGTATACCCTCTGGCTACGAACCAGTTGAAAGGTTAACTGGATACATGAAGGTTCGAAGCCTTCCGGGCGTGCCAGTTTAAGGATGCTAACAGCAAATTTTTGAGCTAGACGATAAAGTTGAGCCCCTACATACTTCTTTATTTGTGACCCGCTAATAAGGTCTACTCAGGTAGATAGTTAGCTGCTCCACTATTGGCTCTCATAGTATAAAAGAATTACACGGCTTTGGTATAGCCGAGAAGCTGGAGCGTTACCAGCTGGGAGCACCATAGATTGTTCGGTTAGTTCAGCGGAAGAACGCTATCTTGACACGATAGAGGTCACTGGTTCAATTCCAGTACTGAACACCATAGTGAGTTGCCCGAGAGGCTTAAGGGAGCATCCTGGAAAGATGATGGTCGTATTATACGGCGCGAGGGTTCGAATCCCTCACTCACTGCCAAATTAATGCCCTAGTGGACGAATTGGTAGAGTCACTACGTTGAGCACGTAGGAATTGGGAGTTCAAATCTCCCCTAGGGTACCATTGACAAATAATCATTTTATCTGTTGTATAATATGGAGACATAGTTCAGTTGGAAGTAACGCGGGTCTCATAAGCCCGAGGTCGCCGGTTCGATCCCGGCTGTCTCTACCAAATTTTTAAGGACAAAATCATGCCTTGGATTGAAAATGTTTCGTTTGAAGATATTCAAGCAGGTCATCATTTTGAGCCTGGACCTAACGCTATGCTTATACAGATTGTAGATCCTATAGTTGATTTTCCTAGGTCTAAGCGTAATTTTCGTGAAGTACATAGATTTAAATTTGATGATGTAGAAGAACAATTGTCTTGGGCTACACCAATCAATGATGAGCAAGCAGAAAAAATTGCTAGATTGTTGGTACATGCACTTGACAATAGAATGAATGTTGTAGTACACTGCATGGCTGGTATATACCGTAGTGGTGCAGTAACACAAGCAGGTGTTCTTTTGGGGTTTCAAGATACTGAAAAGTTTCGTGATCCTAATACTCTAGTAATGAAAAAGCTTTTAACAGCATTAGATTTGTAAGAACTATCGACGCACTAAGGCGTCAAAAGTTATAGGGGCACAGCTACTTCAAGGCTGAGCAAGGCTGCTAGCGTGGTTGGGGGCGGGCAGTCAAGAATTAACTGGGTATATTGTCAACTTGGTAGACGGCACAGCTTGAATTGATGTTCAAATCTCTCCGTTTGTGATAAATACAATCAGGAGATAATTTATGTTACTGCAATCATCAAAAATTAAATGCAAGCATTGTGAGAAATTAATTTTCCCACACAGTGTTTCAAGACATGATGCCGTCTGCCATTTGCATCCTGATAATATTAGATTGTGCAAAATATGCGATAATCCAATTTTTAATTGGCGAGAGTCGAAAGGATCATGTTCCCACGCTTGCGCTAATAAATTGTTCAGAACAGGGGAAAACCACGGCAATTGGAAGCCAGAAAGATACCAAACAACCTGCTTTGAACATCATGAAAGAAAATGTGTTGTATGCGGTGAAGATAAAATAGTCGCAGTCCACCATATGGATCATAACAAGAAAAATAATCACTCATTAAATTTAATACCGCTATGCCCAACGCATCATCAATATTGGCATAGTAAGTACCGATCATTAATTGAAGATAAGGTTCTTTCATATATAGAATCTTGGAAAAAGAATAACTCTCTATAGCGTAACTTGGTAGCGTTCTTGATCTGGAGTCAAGAGGTCTAGGTTCAAATCCTGCTACCCAGACCAAAATTTGGGATACTAACAGCAAAATATTTTGAAAACGGTTGGTCGGTGGTTCAAATCCACCCTGTATGATATGGAAACATATTGTATAGTAGCTCAGGGGTAGAGCATTCGTCTAAAAAATGTATCCCGTGGATCAATGTGATAATAGGGGTGATCATAGTGTAAAATAGGCACCTAACTCTGTGAAAGTTATAGTCTGAGTGAAACTTCTCAGTGGTCACCCCTATTATCATATTCGTCAACTAATTTAACTAGTTCTTCGTAAGATAGTGATGATTTTGTTTTCTTTTTATTATTTTGATGGTGCGGCATTAGTTCACAATTTAGTGGATGTGATATATAGTGAGGATCATAATTGAATTTTTTTGCTTCATTTACCGAGACGCGATGATCACGGGATAACCCATTAACATTTTTCTTTCCTCCTCGCTTCCCGCCAAATGCTACCCATCCTATTTTGGTTAAATTATCTAAATCGAACAAATCAGGATAATTAAATATATTAAATCTAAATGAGTACTGATCTTTATTATTATTCCATTTTAGATGTTGGCAATTCTTACATACTTGAGGTTGATTAGTAGTCGGTGTAATGAATTGGGTTCTGCAAAATTTACAAGTTTTAGTAGATATCCTGCTATACGGTCCAAAAAAGATCGATGGCTTCGAAAGTTTGTGTCGAATGCTATCCCTACTTTCTTGCGACAAAGTCCAGCCAGATTCAATTCGTTGTCTATTATTAGATATAGCAGAACAAGAATGAGAACAAAACTTATTATACCGATTATTATACGGGATCAATTCAGAACAAGTAAAACAAATTTTTGGATTTAATAGATATTTTTCTTGTTGTTTTTGGCTCTTGATTTTGCTGGCATCAATGGATTTTTGATTTCCGCCTCCTCCTTTCTTGCCACCAAGCTTGGTATCGATTATAAGTTGAGGGTCGCGTGTTGGGCCGTATTTTAGTTCGTAGTCACGAATATTTGTGCCGTGAGTTTTTAGATGACTGCCTGATATTTGACCATTAAAGTCACGATGGCAAATAGCGCAGTTTATTAGTTTATACATATTATTATTTATTATTTGTTTAGAGTTCGATAAATATTTGTCACCCCAAAATTTAATGGAGTTGCGTGATGAAAACATTGACATTTGAAAATATCTGGAATAAAGAAAAAGTTGAATGCTCAGATATTGACCTCAAGAATCCAGAAATTATTGAAGGTGTAGAATATATTAGAGTGACTCGCATGGGCAACGTCAGAGTTATGCTTATGCGAAAAGATGCGCTTAAAAAAGTAGTAACAAAATAAGCTTACCTAGTGTTAAAGGAATAAATAATGTTAAGGGATTTTTATGAACTACGAAAAAATATACCATGACATTATACAAAATGCGCGTTCTAAAAATAGAGACAGAAAACTAGGCTATTTTGAAAACCATCATGTTATTCCTAAATCATTGGGAGGAAGTAATAAAAAAGATAATTTGGTTTTATTGACAGCGAAAGAACATTTCGTATGTCATGTTTTATTAGTTAAAATCAATAAAAATAATAAACCAAATTATGTTAAAATGCTCCATGCTTTAATGCTTATGAAAGGTTCTACATCAAAACAATATCGTTATATAAATGCTCGTTTATACGAAACGATTAAAAAAGAATATAGCATTATTAGAAGTGAAGCTACTAAAGGCAAACCAATGTCTGAGGAGCAAAAACAAAAAATTTCTTGTAAAATGAAAGGTCAGAAAGGTCATTCAATTTCTGATGAAACTCGCGCTAAAATTTCAGAAAAGGCAAAATCTAGAGAAAGAAAACCTTTTTCGGATGAGTACAAAAAAAGACATTCAGAAATAATGAAGCAAAAGCATCGTTGGAAAGAAAAAGGAGGGTGAGCTAGTGTGGTCATTCCAGCGTATGCCTGTAAAAACATAAAGGATTTATTTGCCGCTTTGGCCGAATGGTTAGGCACCGTCTTGATAAGGCGGCTCGAAAGAGAACATGGGTTCGAATCCTATACTATCCGCCAAATGGTAGACAGCACTTGGTTGTGCGGCGGGGCTTTATAATTCCCGGAGACTGGTCAGATGGGCTGGAACGGCAGGGTTCGAATCCCTGGTCTACTACCAAATATTGGGTCTGTATGCCGCTTGGCTTCGAACCAAGAGAAAGCTAATGGATACATGCAGGTTCGACCCCTGTCAGGCCCTCCACATATTTTTTAATTTCTGGTATGTTACCTACACACAAAGGCATAAGAGAAATTAATTGAGTAAGTTTATCCTTATCCTCTTCCATTTTAACTGGATTTTTAACATCTAAATAATAATCATAATTTGGGAGATAAAAGTCAGGAAGATATGTTCTGTATTTTTGTAGAGTAGTATCGTACCATTTAATACGTTTAGATGGACGAGACCATACAATATTATTATCGTCTAACCAAATTGCAATTTTGACTTCCCATGTAGACTGTAAATTTACAATACAGTTGTCATTTTTATTGTAGTACGCAATTTGCGTTTTCTTACATTTATTTTGCGAACGAATGTTGTCTCGACAAGAAATTGAGCAGCATTTTTGCCCAGCAGAGATTTGCCAAAAATTCTTATCACAAGAATGACAGATATATTGCCCGTATAATTTAGTATAAGGATATGGATATCTTTTTGGGGGAATAGGTGTTGGTATCGCTCCTGTGACGATTAAATTTTTTAAAGTAGCAGATGTTTTTTGTTTTGATTCATAGGTTCGAGGAGATCGATTTAAATTATTAAATTTTGCCGCACAACTTTTCGTGCAAAATAGTTTTTTATATTTAACTGGTGGGATGATATTTTTACAATGTTTACAAGTATTCATATGTTTATTTATCAAACCAGTAGTCGGGAGTTCGAATCTCTCATGACCCGCCAATTTGTAGTAAATAGAGGTACAAGTACCAATTAAAAAGGAGTTTATCGTGCCCGTATTAGCATTGGATATTTCAGGAACACCTAGACAATGGATAGGATATGATGATGCAATCGCATACCACGCCACAAAATCTGTAGCTTGGAGCATGGGTGAAATTGTGGCTAAATATCGGGGCGGCATTCAGCAAGATGGTACAATGAGTTACATCGAAACTCCTAGTATAATTGCGATCAAGGGCCAGGGTTTCAACCCACACAAACATGCAACTGTGGCATTATCCAACCGAACACTGTTCGGTAGAGATAGGAATGTTTGTGCGTACTGCGGTGGACATTTCCCCAATGTTAATAACCTGAGTAGGGACCATATTGTCCCCAAAAGTAGGGGCGGCCAAAACACTTGGCTTAACTGTATCACTGCATGCAAAACCTGTAACTCCAATAAAGGAAGCAAAACGCTAAAAGAAGCCCGTATGGAACTGTTATACGTCCCTTATGCGCCATCACATTTTGAAAATATGATCCTACAAAGCAGAAACATTCTTGCGGATCAAATGGAATATTTGTTAGCGGGCGTTCCCAAACACAGTAGAATTTTGTTGTCCTAAATGATTATCCGCAATGCCAAGATAAATACCACTATGAAATCATTGGAATTTTTAGCAGAGCGGGTAATCAATTTGTGGACTCCTGAACAAAAGGCTGAGTATGCTGACATAGTTTGGGATATGTTTAACAAATCCTATCAAAAAGTTGGTGGGTTCAAAAGTGCAGCCGCCGTCGAAGAACTGATAGATACCCCCGGACTTTGGAAACTGGTGCAGCGTGGTGATAAAATAACTGCGCTAGGCATATATAAGCTAGTGGCAAAAACTAAAAATTTGAAGGGGATTGCAAGTGCAACAGAAACAGAGTTAGACCCCGAAAAGAATATATATGTAGCAACTAGACAGGGCAAAAAAGACCTCATGATGGTCAAACACGAAGACATAACGTTTAGCAGAGCTTGGGTAGAAATAAGTGGCCCGGCAGAAAAGTTAATGTTAAGGATGGGAGCCAAACCAGTACCCAATAAATTTGCTGAGTTTTTAACAGGCAAAAAAGTATTAGATTTAAACCCAGATGGGTTTCACTATACTAGATTGATACAGGGCGAACCCCATGAAAAGTTAATCCTGGGATTCGTTAATTTATCGCCCGAAGGAATAACCCAACTTAGAAGTATGGGGCTAGATCCAAAAGAAGTCCTGGGTGATATATGATCCTAATATTTGACAATAAATACCCCTTGTAATAAGATATAGCTTAAATAAGAATTTCCTGGGGTCAAAATGATAATCTATCTACATAGTTTTGGTAGTTCAGGCAATAGTAGTAAAGTAGATGCGCTATGCGAAAAGTTTGGCGCAGAAAATGTTTTTGCCCCTGATCTGCCGTTTGACCCGGAAGAAGTAGACGATGTAGTGTATAAGCTGATACATGAAAACTATAGCGGGTTCAAGAAATTAGTTTTCGTGGGTACTAGTTTAGGTGGTTTCTATGCCAACTATTATGCTATGATTCACGACACGCCCGCAATCTTAGTTAACCCCAGCTGTAAGCCCAGCGAAACTCTTCGCAGTAAGCTGGGCATGAATAAAAACTACGCCACGAATGAAGAATTCATGGTAGAGTTAGCGCATTTAGATTCAATGAAAAGTATGCGGGAACATGCGGAGAGGGAGTACAATGGCAACCTAATCAATCTGTTTGTAGCAAAAGATGATGAAGTTATCCCTTACGAGATTCCCCTAGAATATTTTAAGCATACTGCGATGACTAGTGTGGTTGAAACAGGTGGGCATAGATTCATGGATCATTGGGATATGGTAATGGATCGGGTAGGCGAGTTGTTGGAAACAGATTGACAATGAAATGTTTTTGAGTTATACTTATTTAATAAATAGTTTTGTAAAAAGTTTTATGATGGCTTATAGCTCAGTTGGTAGAGCACCTGGCTGTTAACCAGGTTGTCCTTGGTTCGAACCCAAGTAAGCCAGCCAAAGTTTAGTTGTTTTAGTATCAATTCCGGATTAGCTCAGGGGTAGAGCAACCGCCTTGAATATACGAGTGCCCCATTGGAAACGGTGGGAGTAGAACCTGTCAAAGTCGGCGAAGTCTGTAAAATGATAACGCCGAGCCAAGCTTCAGTAGAAATACTGTTGAAGGTGTAGAGACTTGACGGCAGGCACCTAAAGCGCAAGCAACGGTGAAGGCAAAGTCCAGACCACGAACGACGAAAGTCGGCGCCGAAAGTCGAAGTGGTAAGGTAAGCGGTAGGTCGTCAGTTCAAATCCGACATCCGGAACCATTTAAATACTGCTATCATTAAAGGTAGACATTCTTTACGAGAATGATACCAAGTTTTTAACAATAAATCCAACATAGAGTATACTCTTTACATTGCGATACACAGCCCATAGTGAAAGCGGATATCACATAATTCTTCTAAATTTATAGTCCTGGTTCGAGTCCAGGTGGGCTGACCATAATTTTTAAAAATTCGAACTGATTGCATAAATACGATCACCTAGTTTGAATAAAGGAAGTTCGAAATGTTTAAATGTAAATACTGCGGGATTGAAATAGAAAATTCCAATAATGCAGGCGCACATAGTCGATGGTGTAATGAAAATCCAAACAGACAACGACAAAAAGTGAATTTTATTCAAAAATGTCAAGTATGTGAAGCTGAGTTTGTAGGTAGAAGAAGAAAAACATGCAGTAATAAGTGTGCTCATACTGTGTCTATTGACACTAAACAAATTCTTTCTGACAAACGAAAACAATTTCTAAAAGAAAATCCAAATAAACATCCGTGGAAAAGAAAGGATAAATTTAGTTCAGTTCCTTGCAACAATGTTAAAGAATATTTAACACAACGAGGAATTCAATTTGTTGAAGAACTGACTCCATTAGAAAATCGTGCATTTTCAATCGATATTGCATTTCCCCACATAAAATTGGGTATTGAAATAAACGGAAATCAGCATTACGATAGAGCTGGCAAGTTAAAAACATACTATCAAAATCGTCATAATTTGATTGAACAAGCCGGATGGCGCCTCATTGAGGTTCATTATTCACAGTGTTTCTCGCAAGATGCAATTGCCCAATTTCTTAATTTCGATATACCATTTGATAATTCAGGAATAGTTGAATCATACTTTGAAGCAAAACAAATAAGAGACAACAAGAAAAAAAATTTCACTCTACCTAGAGGGCAGAAAATAAAAGAACAAACACGGATAAAATGGGAATCTAGAAAAAATGAAATTTTTTACCACAATATGGATTTTTCAGTATATGGTTGGGTGTCAAAAGTTGCAGTAGTATTGGGAATCTCTTCGCAAAAAATAAACGGGTGGATGAAAACTTATCACCCTGAATTTTTTGAAAATCAATGTTTCAAGCGCAAAGGATGAATCCTTCCGGACGCGCCAGAATAAAAATCTTAGGTCGAAGTTTGACAATAAATGGTGATTGTATAATGCTTGTATGCTGTGAAAAACGAAGAAATCAACTGCCCGAGTAGCGATAGCGAAAAACGGTGGGAAATGATACAGAGTTTTTCATAGCAAGTAGCAAAGCAGCCTGATAGCTGACAGGCATGACGTTTCTCAGTATCGTAAAACTGAGATTGACATTAAATCAGTAGTATGAGATAATGTTGGTGTAGTAAGTAGTGAGCAGTAAGTGTGTATGGGAAACGAGGTCCTAGTCCGCACTTAAAACATGGACAAACGGTCGGGCTAGAGGATGGAGTCTCTCTTGTGAGACAGAAAAATCCTAGCTTTTAGTGTCTTAAAAAGACACTATATTGAAATACATTAACTAGCAGGACTGCCGATCCAGTCTGTGACTCCTTGTCGTAACTTAGTGTAAGAACTAAGGGAGTGCGATTCTTATTAGTGTGTTTCAATATGGTATTTTTTAGACTGATAAGCAGCAACTTAGCAGTAGGTTGTTGACTGAACTAACGACCCCCGTTGCTGCGGTGCTAAGTTAGGTCCTCGAAGTGTAAAGGATGCATGTCTGCCGAAAACGGCAGAAGGAGTAGGCTCAATCCCTGCCTAGGCTTTATCAGTCATCATTCTAAAACATACCACAAATTTTAGAGATACACAACCATGCTCGCCGTGTGATTCGGCCTTAGCCCTCATCATATTGAATGCGGTGTGAGGGGTGCTAGTGATCTCGCCATTTAAAATGGCTCCTTAGTTCAGCCTGGTAGAACAGCGGTCTCCAAAGCCGCGTGTCGGTGGTTCGAATCCACCCGGGAGTACCAAAATATGGAGTATGAAAAGTTGAGCAGAGGCGAATATGGTTAGTGTCGCGGTGGGCTGTAACCCCATTACTTAGGAACCGGTGTCAGTTCGAATCTGACCTGCTCAACTTTTCATATTCATTTACTACACTCACCAATTGTTGATATGATATAGAAGAACGGTGTTTCTTCTTGTTGTTTTCAGTGTGAGGTATAAGATCACAATTCAACGGATGGGTAATGTAGAAAGGGTCATAAAGATTCGAGTTAGATATTGGTGGTACAATATCCTAACCACATCTATTTATGCTTTGTTAAGTTGGGAAGTTGCCTCGTGGAGCGTTAGTATCACCACCCACCAAGTTTTGGAGACTGAAACTTATCTTTAGCATGAATCCTCCCTGTATTGGAAGGTAGCTAAGATAAGCGGATAAAGTGTACGGCACATTAGGGATCCTTGTGTGTAGGCTGTCTCCACCAAACGCTAGATAGTTGCATTCGCGTCCTGCAGGTAAGGATGCAACCGTACCGTCGAGCTTGGCAGGTAGAGTCTCGTAAAACACCTGTCTCAAATATATGGGCCGTTAGTGATAATGGGAGCACGGGGGCTTTGCACGTCCTAGGTGAGAGTTCGATCCTCTCACGGTCCACCAAATTAATGCTGGGTCTCACATGGTGTGTCTGAGGAAATTGATCATTCTTAAGAGAATGTGGTTCAATACCACGCCCGGCGCCAATATTGGCCCTGTCATATAGTGGTTATTATATCCGCCTGTCTAGCGGAATATAGGGGTTCGATTCCCCTCAGGGTCGCCAAAATTTTGGGATAGACAGTAAGATTGAGTCCCTAGTAGCGGACCCTGGTGCACCAGGCTCAGAATACCGCGAACACAGGTCAGT